AGATAGTGTGTAGTGTTGTTCGCACTAGTAATTGTGTTTACTGTTGCTGAACTACCTGCACTACCTGAAACATTACCTGTTACATCGCCCACAACGTTACCTGTGAGAGTACCTTCAAAGTTTGTTGAAATAACTGAGCTTCCTGAAATGTTAAGAGAGCTACCATCCCACTTAATATATTCTCCATCAGAGGCCGCTTGACCAAATAAAAAGTTACCTCCGTCAAGATCAATATAGCCACCTTTAGTAGTGTTTCCACTTGGTTTATTATAGGTATCAACTAAGTTACCGCCTCTAATTGAACCTGCAGTAATTGTACCTCCTACAACAAGGCCTGTTGGTTCAGTATAAAACATGTAGCTTGCGCCAGTGTTAATTACATATTCAGACCAATTATTAGTGTCTGTTGCAGGGTTTATCGTAGAATTTGTAATATTATTCTGTGCTCTATAGTAAGAACCATTATATTCTACAAGTTCGCCTGAATCATAATCATTTCCAGACGCCCAAGAATTTTCAGGTGGTGCTGTAATACTTATATTATCAAAACTACCTATAGCAAAATAAGGACTATCATCATCATGTAAGCCTATAGTATAACCTGATCCTGAAGAATCATTTATTGTAGCCTCAATATGGTCAATTACAGTTAATATAGAAGGATCAGCATTAGCCGTAAGATCAATATTCCCACTAGTAATATTAATATCGCTCAGTATACCTGAGTTAATATTGCTGGCATCAATATTAGTAATTTCTACGTTATTTCCGTCAATTTCACCATCAATATCTACACCTTGTACTGCAGGTGGAAATAAAACATTGTCAATAGGATTATAAGTCCAACCTGAATTTTCTATTGCTGAAAGAGGAATACTAGTTTCAGGGTCATTTGCAGTACCGTGTTCAACTGGGTCTAAATCACCAACTGTGCCAGCACCTGATATTTGAGAAGTACTATTATAATAATAGTCAGTTTGAACATTATAATCTGTTTCTAAACCAACAGTGTATTGTTTATAGATAACATCTAGAGTCTTACTCGAAAAGTCTTGAGTAGTATTAGTACCGTCTCCGATTTCAAGTATAATATATTCATCGTCTTGTAAAGCAATAAATCCTTTACATTCGATAGACCAAGTAAATGAACCTGATTGTTTTTTTGTTAACTCCCCAAAAATTATCCCATCTACCAGAAAAATAACCATAGCTTGAGGCTGTTACTTTCCGAGTTATTTCAAATCCAGATAATGTCCCTGTACCTGTTTGAGATGTAACTGAGCTAGAATTTCTATCGCTACCTAAGTATACAAACGTATCTGTTAAAGTAACATTATTTGTATCTGCACCTAGGCTTGGGCTATAGACTCTTACTTTTATCTGGGGAACAAAACCAGTCCAAGTATAACCATGACTAGAAGCTAAACTAGAAGTTCCTCTATTGTTTATATCTATTTGGACAGGTACATATAAGTGCCAGTTGCGCTTTAATAAATCAAGATCGTCGTTGTAATCAGTAATACTTGCTGGAATATCTTGATTTATATTTAATGGTTTGTCAGTTTCAAATAAATATAACTTTGTTCCAGAACCTTGTTCTGTATAAGTATATTTTGCTTCATGAACAATTCTTTTTGGTAAAGAGCCTTCTTTTACAGTAGCTGCTCTTTGTTTTTCTGCTGCATCTGCAAAAATAGAAGTAGATACGTTTTGATTAACTGCAAAGGCTTCAATTTGTGCGACAAGAATACCAGCTTCAATAACCGCACCCCGAATAATCCCACCATCAATAACAGGGGAACTAATAGTTTGACTTGCTGCAATTTTTGCACTTGTGATTGAATTAGCTGCAAGTTTATCAGTAGTTACAGCGTCTGATGCAAGTTCATTTGCAGTAACCGTTCCATTAACTAATAAATTACCATCGAGAAATGCGTCTTGATACACCCAAGCACTAGAGCTATAGATAAATGCAATAGCGTTATTAGTACATTTAATTACTAAACGATCGCCTTCTTTTTTGTCTAAACCTACTGCAGTTGAAAAAGCAGCATCTACATTTGTTTGATTAACTGTAGAAGTTGTAAAGTTATAGTAATAAGTGGTTCCATTTGTAGTGTCTACATAACGCCACCAACCAGCGCCCCTATCACCATCGTCTCCAATGAACCTTGCCCAAGTACCTGTAACATTATTGATGTCAAAATCAGAATCATATTCATAATAAAGAACATATTCTTGGCCTGTCCAAGTTTCACTTTTATTAGTACCACTAGCATCATCTGCGTAAATTGCTTTAATAGCACCAACAGTTGTTAACTGTATTGTCTCATTTTCTACTAAGGTTCGACTAGATAAGTTTCCTCTTATATCTCTAGACCTAATTGAAAAGTCATAAACATTAGTTTTAAGACCAGTGACATCAAAACTATTGTTAGCAGTACTACCTAGTTTTCTCCAAGTTGTACCATTGTCAACAGAGATTTCGATTAAATAATCTTTAACTGCGATGTCGTCTACAGCTGCCCAAGTTAATTTACCAGAAGCAGTACCTAGTACATCATTGGTTGTATCTGAGAAAGAAGCATTTGTAGGGGCTTCTAACTTAAATTCAATATCTGCTAAAACACCATAAGGTGCATCGTCTGAAATATTCCATGCTAAGTTTTCATGATTAAAATATGTAGCATCAATTTTTACAGAAAAATCATCTGAAACTTGAATCTTTTCAACTTTAAATATTTCATTAGAAATACTCATAGAAGGCATATTAACTTTAATAATGTCTCCTACTTCAACTGTTAAACCTTTCTTAGTTGCAGTAAAAGATATTTTATAAGCAAACCTAGATTGCCTTACCATTTGTTCAGCTAGTGCTTTTGCATGATAAGGATCTGTTATACCAATACCAGTAACGTTATTTCTTAAAGGCTGATTGTTATCTGCAGTTAAATAAACTTGATAAGGGTCATTTGCATTATTTGAATAAGGAGGCCACGTAGCAGAGTCTGCTTTAAAATTTTCGTACTCATTATCAAATTGAACAGTTACTTGATTAAATCTTTCTGTAGCTGTAGGCCAAGACACAGAGATTTCATTTCTAATAATATCATCTTCAGTAAAAGTGTGATTACTATCAATTAATGCTTCTGTTTCAGACAAACTAGTTGGATAGTTAAGAAGTAATTTGTATTTACCGTCAGGAGTCCAAGTTAGACCCGCATCTCCCATTGTATTCAAAATGGCTTCTACATTATCTCTTAAAGAAGCTTCAGGATCTAAAGTAAGGTTTGCCTCATACAATTTTATATCTGCTCTTTCAGGAGCTGTTGTTACTGTATAGGTAGGAGTACCATTTGACTGAGTCATTGAATAGAGAGTAGAAGTATCTTCTGCATAAAACAGATGATCTGTTTGATAAGGCTCTACTGTTTGAGGAAATGAGTTATAATCCGCATAAGAAAAGATAGGTTTAACTGAATTAACTTGACCTGCAACAGATGCTGCAAACATTACAGTTGTATCACATATCTGAGCAGAATTATAAAAAGATTCTAAATCAATATAACTATCAGAAAGACCTCTACCAAAGCTAGAATTAGTTAAATAGTCAAGCAACACATAAGCAGGGTTGTTTGAATAAGTATAAGTTGAATTTAAAGCATAAGTATAAGGATCATTAGATGTTCCTGTTCCGCTTCTAATTATATTTCTAACCTTTCTACCTTTTACTAAAAAACTTACTCCTGGACTTCCGTTGTATTGAGGGTTATCTCTGTTTAATTTGTAAAAGGCAGTAACATTTGCTGCGCCTGTAAAGGTATCTGTCGAGGCTGCGCCATTTAAAACAGCCGCCGCATCTGCAGCACCCCCGTTATTGTGTACATGAAATCTATGAATAAATTCTGCATTGTTATCTTTCATATCTTTTGTATAACCACGATAATCAATATCATCAATTAAGATATGTTCAACACCTTCAATGCCTTCATGACACAATGCATACTGCACCATTAAAAATTCATTTTTAGATCCGCTTTGCGTACTATTTGAAAAGTTAGTTTGAAATTCATTATCCGAATTTAGAGTAGCTGAAGTATAACTGCTATTAACCTTATGTTTAACAGCAATACCGCCATTTATTTGTTTACCATAAATTACAGGTAAAGGAGAAGCCTCTCCCCTAATTGTAAATTTTTGGCCTTTCATTTTATCACGAGCAGCTTCTTGCTGTCGTTTCATCTTTCTCATTTTTTTTTGTTGATAAGCAGTTGAAGCCCCAACTAGCGCAAACTGAAAAAGATAATACTCTGCACCTGTACCCATTATATTTTACCCCAGTTTAGAGTTATTTCTCTATCCCCATACATACTATCAAAAGAAGTATCTGTTGAAGATTTTTGATCCATTCCATCTTTAGAAACCATAAATAAATTTACTTGGTCTAAATCTGCCATAGGAGAAGAACCCTCTATAGTTGCTAGTTTAGTTTCCCAATCATTAGCAAGAGAAGGAGAATCAATAAACCCAGAGTAGATATTTACAATATCATTTGTACCAATTAAAGGCGCACCATTTGAATCTAAAAGACCTACTCTAACAGTAATATCATTTCCAACCATTCCTGTTGAATTTTTAAATTCCCCAGCGACACTATCACTAACATCTGTTAAAACAATTTTATAAGCCTCTCTATCTACTGTTGTAGAAAAAGAAGGGGGAGAAACTTCAAAAATTCCACCATCTGATATATAAGTGTTTGAATTCCAGGTAATATCTGAG